ACTTACTAAAGCGTTTGCCATTTTTCTGATAGCGAACACGATAGAGATTGTTTTCTTTGCAAATGTTCGTGGAAACTGAAGTGTACGTCTTCATGATTGTTGGTTTTTATGAGTGATTAATCAAAAACTCTATTTACTGTTTCATCAAACGGATTAAACTCTACTTGATTGTAGCTGCGATAGCTACCTGCTTCAAATACCATTTTAGCATGTTCATCATGTGTAAGCACACCAAGGTCTTTTAACATAAAGTCAATAGAAGTGGCATTCTCTTGATACTGCATTTCTTTTTTACTTTCTAGGATGTGTTTGTGGCCTACAATTTCACCTTCTCCTAATACAATACGTTTTGCTTTTTGCATAGTTTTAAATTTTAATTGTTTTCTGATATTTCATCAATGTAAGGAACATGTTCTTCTAAAGCATCATATAATTTGTCATAGGCATCATCTAACAAACGATAAACTTGACCAGCTTTATAACCTACACTACCAGATGCTGTATCATCTTCTCCAATTTCTTCTGCTAAATCTTTTCCTAATTCTACAGCATACTTAGCATCAATTAATAAAGTGCGCAACTCATTAGTTGCAATTGTAATTGTTTCTTGATTTTCCATTTTTATTTGTTTTTAAGTTTCTGAATACATTAATAACTTTTGTTTTTTCTTAAAAGTTCTTGTCTTCTTTTTTGAGCTTCACTCATTTTTCTTTTAGTTTCCTCTGACATTTTTACACCTGTAGCAGCTTTTCTCATTTTTTCAATAGTTTCTGGTTTTCTAGGTCTTCCAGTAAAATATTGTTTTATTTTTAATTTTGCTTCTTCAGTGTGTTTTCTACCAGATTGAGACAAACTCATTCTTTTTTTAGTTTCTTCAGAAATAGTTTTACCTATTTGAATTTGACTAAGTTTTTTCTTACTTTCTTCTGAATGTCTTCCATTGTGACCTGGTTCTTTTAAATTTAACATCTCACAACCAGCTTCTTTAAATTGAGACCAATAAAATATTTCAAAGTTATTTAAAACAGACTGATGAACATCTTTTGGTAGTTCATAAACTACTTCAAAAATATGTTTATCCCATCCATGAGATATCAAAGAGCTATGCAATTTAGCTTGTCCTTTACATCTTAAACTTTTGTAATTATTTTTTCTACCTTTTATATCTACACTTTGTCCAATGTAAATTTTTCCAGTTGGAGATGTTATTTTATAAATACCAGTCATATTAAATTTTTTACATATCTACGTCTCGCTGTACATAAGTGAAAGATATCCTTCTTTAGATAAATGACGACTAGCACCAGATGATGTTTCTTTTTTTAATTTAACAACTATTATATCACCTTGTCTATACATTTTTTCTATATTATTTTCATCTGTGTCAATCAAAATAGTCCAAGCAATTGCACGTATAGCGTCATAGTTTGCGCTGTCTCTATCACCCCACCATCTACTTCCTGTAGCTGCTTGATGGTTAACATAGAGCCAATACTCTCTATTAGTTGTTGTACACCAGCATCTTACAGCATATACAGGGTTTGGTTCTCTACCCCATCTATCTTTCTCAAAGAGCTTTGTTCCTTTAATCTCATAGAGCTCATACACATCTTCAAATGTACGAAAACTTTCCTTATTATTATCATCCCAATTAGCTCTTTTTTTGGTGATCACTTGCTTATCTAAAAGCTTGGGATTCAATGACTTAAAGAGTTTTTGTACGCCTATACAGTCAAAATATGTACGTCTAGTTTCTGTATTTTCTTGTCTAAGAGCTTCTTCTACTGTAGCAGGTAATACACTGTCCCAATATTCTTCTACAAACTTTCCAAAGTCTTCAAGACTAGGATTTGTAATAACATCTTTCTTAAAATCTATAAATTCTGGATATTTAGCTTTCCAAAGTTTAAAGGCTTCACTTAATTTAAAACCTCCTTGACCGCTAACAATATAACTTTGATTTTCGTATTGCATTGTTAATTAATTTAAATGTCAACTAATGTATCTTCTTCTGTAATTTCTAAATAAATATCTTTAGGCTCTGAAGATGTTGTACCTATACTTAATGAACCAATAATGTATTCTATACAATCATCTTTAATGTTACCATCTTTAGGCTCTAGGTTAATAGTTTCCCAAATACTACGATAGTCTTTTCCTGAAACATTAATAAAGTCTTCAATAACAGCATCAACTTCTTCTTGCATTTTTTCTTCAAGACCACCAATAAATGCAGTGTGTTTATCAGATAAGAAACCGTTTTTAACATTAAATCTTGCATCTATTCTTGTAGTATCGCCATCATTACCTTCAATACTAATAGAAAGATTATCATACCATAGATCTTTAGGCACTTGTATAACAATATTACAACCATGTGACATTGTTTCATCTTCAGAATAGTCATCTATTCCTACAAATGCTTGTTCTTCTTTATTATATACAGCTTCTCCTGTTGCTTCAAATTCACCAGCCCAACTTCCATAGTCTAATACTTCATACATCCTATCTACTAAATACTCTGTATATTCATTATCTACATCTTCTCCATCTATTTGAAAATGTGTCCATCCAGAATCGCCTCCACCACTCCAGCATATTTTTAATTCATTACCTTGATCTACTTGTTCGTTACACCATTCTAATACAGAAGGTTTTACTTCTAATTTTTTAGGTCTTTTTGCCATAACTAATCTTTTTTTCTTTGAAATAATAGGTAGATGATAAAGCCTGTTAAGTGACATATCATCCACCATGCTTTTTTAATCATTGTTTTTTTAATTGTTCTCTGTACCATTTAATACCAGCTATGAAAGTTAATGTTGCAGTCCATTTATCTTCTTCAGAATTTTCAACATAGTCAAATGCTGCTTTCTCTATTTCTTCATCTGATATTTCTGTATATAAAGTTTCTTTGGCTTTATTGTAACCTGCTTTGAATCCAGCCCTAATAAATTCAGCATCAAGTTTCATAACTGGATTATATTGGTGAGCCAACTTCTCAACATCATCTTCATACAACCCATCCTTAGCATCTAAGTCCATTATTTCTGTAATAAGTTGCTTTTGTTGTTCTTTAGATGAGTCTTTTTTAAATGTTTCTTGATAGTATGTATTTCCTTCAATATAACTACCATTTGGATAAGCATCCGAAGCTCCTTGGTTATAAGCATTTATTATCTCCTGCTTGTGTATTTCTTTGGCTTGTTCCAAATCAAACTTATCAAGTTCTCTCTGTTTTGATAGTTTATATAACCATTCTATTGATGTCATAGCTTTTCTATTTCTTGTTTTACTTCTTGCCAATAATTTTGATATTCTATTTGAGAATCTGTTATAGCAGGTCTTGAATTTATTATTTCATCTACTGCTATTAATGCACATTGTTTGGCAATACTATCCTTTAAATCTCCTAATGGAGCATTTGGTATAGATAAAGAAAATCTATATGTAGTAAATAATTCTTCTGCTTTTTCTTTTGGTGTCATAACTAATCTTTTTTAATATAGTCTAGCTTCTCATCAGCTATTTCTTTCATCATTTTTCTACCATCTCCTGGTTTATACATCCATCCAACAACATTCATATTGTCTAAATAGTCCTTAATAGTGGGTATCCATCCAATATCTTCTTTAACATGTTGTTCTCCAAGAGCTCTAACAGGAACCATTTTCCCATCAGAGTTTGTTATATACACTCCAAACTTCTCTTCACACCAAAAAATACCCTCAGCGTGATGTCTAAGAGTTCTGTGTCTCATATCTGGATAGTTTGCCTTCGTTTCATCGAACCAATTGTGAATTGGAAGATAGTCATCTATTTTTCCTGCCCATTTCTTTTGACTTGAAATAGCGTGGTGTAATGGGTGTGACATTTTAATTAATTTAAACGTGATTCACTAAATCCTAACTCTTTAGCTTCTAAAGGATTAGTTTCTATCCAAGAATGGCATGATCTACATACAGATAACCAAGCACTCATTTTTAAATAGTTATCTCCTGTTCTACCTTGTTTATGATGTACATCAGTGGATGTCCCTGTACAACCAACAAGTTTTGCTTGACAGTTGGGATTAGCAATTAAAAATATATTGCGTTTTTTAGAATACTCATCCATTTCCACCTGCCTCTTTTTAGAGACAGGGGAAATAGATTTAGGCTTATCTATAGAGTACCAGCATTCTTTACAATACTTATCTCTTTTTCCTACACTTTTCCATATAACTTTTTCTTGGTTACATTGAGTGCATTTCTTAAGCTTCGCTTTGATCATTAGGTAATTGTTTTTCTGTAACAGTTTGACGCTTTCTACGTATAATAACACCACTAGTAATAGATTTACTAAGAATACCTACAGGTTGTCTAATCCATTCTATTTCTATTGGACCATTATCCATAAGTTCTCTTAATAATCCCTTATCGATGTCATTTTCTGGAATTAACGCAAGCTGTGTTTCTCCATTTGATACAAATATGTGTTCCATTTTTATGCATTAATTTTGAAAAAATAATTTGGCAATAAGTTGTTTTTCATAAGGAGTTCTGCAATTTTAATTTTACTAAGACCAACTTCTTTAAAGCTAAATGTAGACAAATAATCTTTATCAAATCCTTTAATTGAAGAAAAATGTTCAACTAATTTAGATTTGGGGAATAATTTTGTAAGAAAAGAATCAATATAAGAATTGGTAATTTCTTGCTTCCATCTATTAATAAGTTGTTGAGCTTTTGTATATCTTACTTTAATAAATCTTTTTGTCTTAGGAGACATTTTCTCAATTGCTTGAGTATCATATGCAGTAAAACCATACACTACTTGCGCATATAACTTTTCTTGTACAGGATTAAATACATTCTTTTCAAATTCTTGATACTTAGCTGTACCTTCAATTTGAATTTTAGAAAGGTCAATTGTTGATTCATACTTCTTAAAAGTATGTTTGTGATTATCTACAAAGCAGATATTTATACCGTTTTGACCAGCACTAATTGTTTTGTGGGGATTGTACATTTTTAAAATATTTATAATTAAAAAAAAGCCTGGGAATAACTCCCAGGCTATATTACTACATCTATAGATATTACAGATCTACTGAAGAAACATCACTTGTAGATCTTCTTGAACGTGAAATTGTTGTAAGTTCTTTTTGAGCTTGCATAACATCACGAATTTCATCAGTGTTTGTATGCATAATTAACTCATCTATAGCATTGTCATTTGTTGTATAAAATGTTTGACGATAAATTGGTTCATCATTTACACGACAAATTACTCCAGTTAAACCAGCAACTTTAAGATCACGATCTGGGTTCTCAGAATTAAAAGGCACTAAAGATTCTTTCACTACAATTTTACCAGGTAATGATTCATTTGCTTGAAATTCAGCTGAAACAAGATCTTCAACTTTACCTTTAATAAGTGCTGTTCTAACAACTGGACGAAGCCATCCTTGATCATTAATTTGCATAGCTGATTGTTGTACACGAACATATCCATATTCAGGATTGTTTTTAGATACACCAATTACATTACCTTGTTCGTCTGCTTTTACTAATACACTTGTCTTGTTCATAATAATTAAATTTTGAAAATTAAAAATAAAAAAGGGCTTATTTTATTAAGCCCTTTTTGTGTTGTAAATAGATTCTAACTAATCAACTATATTATCATAGTCTATATCTAAATCTAATAGTTTATCATTTTCAGATAAATCTGTTATCTCAGGTACATCTTCAATAACTGTATTATCTTCTTTTTCTTGTTTCAGCAATACTGATCCAAACCAAGGATCTTCTTGCACATCGCCATAATTATAAGCAATAAGATATTCTAATTCTTCATCAGACATTTCAAAATATTGCTCTGTGCTTATTTCTATGACTTTACCATTAGGTAGCTGATATAACATAAGTATATTTATATACAATAAAGATAAATATGTTATATTAACTAACCAATGTTAAGATATACTATTACTGGATAATAGAGCTATAATTCTTTAGTTTTTATTAGAATTGTTGTGTTTATAAAACTTTTTCTTCCAAAAAGCATTTGTTTTATTAATATGCTCTTGTTTTTCTACTAATTTTTGCTCAAGTTCTGCTATTTTTTCCTTGTATTTTCTTCTAGGAAAAAATAAATCTTTAATCCACGTCATCATAGTTTACATCATTTAGTTTATTAAATAAACCTGAAAATCTACCACCAACTGCTTTATTAGAAGCTAATCCTTCACCAAAATCAGTAGATGATATAAGATCGATTTTATCTACTAAATCACCCTCATTGTTTATTTGTTTACCATTTCTTTCAATATGATATACTAACACTTCATTATCACTAGCTGATTGAATGTTAATAAACACTGCTTCTTCTTTATTTACTTTTTCTTCAGCAATTCTATAAGCTTCTTCATGTGTTTTTGCTTCATCTTTAGAAACTTTCTTAACCCATACTTCTGAAGACCAAGCTAAAGCATATGGAATAAACTTTTTCTTAATTTCTTTAAATACTTTAGGAAGAACATCAGATACTAATTCATCTTTTGAATCACCATCTTCCATAAATGATGAAGGAATGGGTATGTGAACCATACCCAATGCCTTCTCATCTGTTTCTTCATCAAGTTTTTCTTTCAATTCACAAAAAATAGTGAAACTTGGATATAGTTCACCCATCTCCTGAATTGTATCTTTTACAAAATTTACATAATCGTTTTTAAGCTTATCAATAAGCTCATTTTTATCATTATCCTTCATCGTTTTGAAATTCAAGTTTAACAACTTTGTTTACTAACGTGCTCACTAGCTTAGAAGTGTCTTTTAGATCACTAATCACAGTGGAATAACTATAGATTTCTTTCACTCTATCATAACGCAAACCAATACCTACAGTTACAAAGCCATCACGTCTACATCTTTCTATCACACGTTTCATTTCATCAATAGCTTTTTCTCCACCATAATTACAACCAGATGGTTGACCATCAGATACTGATATAAAAAGTATATTCTCAGAAGTTTTGCTTCTAATTGTATCGTATATTTTCTCTATAACAATACCATCATAGTTTTCATTAAAATCTATATTACTTTGTGCTTCAAAAACATCTTCAAAGTTCTGATTATATGGATCATGATAAATTCTTATTTCTGGATTATCATGAGATTCTTCATCACCACTATGTCCATAAATATAAATTTTATCTTTTGGTATAATCTCAGAAAACGTTTTATATAAGATTTTAACTATAGAATGTTGATAGTCAGCATTTGAATTAAGTCTACCTGGTTTATAACCATCCATACTTCCACTTTCGTCCATAAGAATACAAACAGCAAAAGGCTTAGTAGATATATTTTCTTCTACTTTATAATAAACTCTTGTATTACCACTATGAACTGTTGCAATTTTTGCTACATCAAGTTTACCATTACGAAGATTGTCTACTTTATCTGCTTTAGGATCAAAGCTTATATCTAATAAGTTTATAAGTCGTTTAGCAGATGCTTCTTCTTCAGCACTATACTTAACTTTCTTTTTGTCAATCTTATGCTTAAGCATATTTACAAAATATGCTTTTTCTTTAAGTTCTTTAGCATCTGCATCAAAAAGAGTTACGCTTGATTTAAATCCCTTATATTCAAACTTTTTAGTTTCACCAATAATTTCTTTAGCTTTTTCTTTTGCTTCTTTAAGAGTCATACTTTTTGTTGGTGCCCCACTATCTTCCGATTTATTGTCTTCATCATCTACAACATATTGTATAGTGGCATCTAAAAGTTCCTTTTCATAATGATCAAATAAGCTACCTAGTTCTGTATCAGATTCTTTGATGTAGTTAATAGTTCTTTGTACATCTTCTTTTGTAGGAACTAAACACTTTGATTTTAGAGAAGAACCATAAAATAAAGGAAGTTCTTTCATTTGAGCACCAGCTAATAAATAATCACTTACACGAAACTCTTTAACTTTTAATTGAAATAAATCTGCAAGTTTAGATTTAGAATTCCATGCAAGTTTAGATGCAAGACTAAAACTTGTTCTAACATCAAAACTTGTTTTTATTGTAGGAAAGTCATGGAGGATTTTTTCAAATCCCCCATATAATGACCCTTCCCAGTTTGTACTGGACCAGAACATATTATTTTTTATTTAGATTGATCTAATATGTCTTCAATAGCTTTTAAACCTTCTTTGCTACCAAGACCTTTACAAATTGCATAGAAACTGTCGTAGATAGTAAATCCATCACCTACTAAATCAACAATGTTTTTTAGATGTCTAATAGACAAACTAAAATTAACACGAAACTCTTCGTGAGATTGATTAATACGGTTATAAATGTTTACAATAGTTTTCACTTGCTCAGGAGTAAGTGTTTTCCCGTAATTAGTAACAACTTGTTTAGTCATTTCTTCATTAAGAGGATCAACTTCTATCAAAACAAATCTATCTAACAACGCTCTATCTAACTTATGTGTACCTGTATATTGACTACCTACGTTTGCTGTAGCAATAAATACACAATCAGGATGCACCTTCACTGGCTCACAATTGTGAAAGCAATATTCCATAGGAAGCTCACGTCTAAAGTCAAGACAAGGAAACAGAAGATTATTTGCTGTTACCACTGCACGTGAAAGCTCATCCAATAGAATAATACCAGGTTTCTGTATCATTTCAGAAAAACGTGATGCAATAAACTCACTGATTGTTTTATCATCTTTTACACTAATTGTATGTGTACCTACAAGAGACATAATAGGATCGCTCATAGTACCCATATCAAATATTGTAAGAGGAAGTCCTAATGAATCAGCAATATTCTTTACAAGTTCTGTTTTACCTACACCTGTTGGACCAAGTAACATAGTGCTACGTCTTGCTTTTACATTAGAAAGCAAAATTTGATATGTAGCCTTGTTCACTTTAAAATATCCACCAAGAGTTACAAATCCATCAGTGCTTATTTCAGAAGTAGGAGCTAATGCTGTAGGAGCTTCATATATCATTTCAAGATCACATTCTGGAGATATAGTTTCTAATGTACGCTTAAGCGTTTTAACATCTCCTGTTTTCATATTTTCTACAATATACCCGTGAGTATCAATAATTTGTCTCACTTCTT